GAAGCCGATTGAATTATATGGCCAATCACTCCCGGATACGCCGGACTCAGGAGGGCATAAAGGTTGAAAATATCATCTTTACAAGGATCGACTGACCTTCCGAAGAGAACCTTACTCACACCGAGAGAAGTTGCTACGTTCTGCCGAGTCCATGTAGGTACTGTCTATAAATGGGTTGAAATGGGAGAGATGGATTCAGTTCGGTTCAGAGGTACGATCAGGATTCCACGGGCCGAGATTATCTTTATTTCTGCCGATTGCTCCTCAAAGTAGTTTTGTATCTGTATCATCTTTAGTTTCCGTAGTAGAACTTTCCTGCCTATTATGCGCAGAATGGCATCATGTCATTCTGGTCGCGTCTTAAATCCTCGGATAAACCATCAGTTCCTACCGAGAAGATCGAAGAGCGTATATCTGCCTCTGATTCCATAGGTGCAGAGCATTGGATCGTTCGGCTTACGGATTCGCTCGCGCGCGCGGGTGCGGACGTAACCGGGGACGGGGCCATGAGGCAGACAGCCGTCTTTGCGTGCGTGCGTGTACTGTCTGAGACTATTGCATCCCTACCCCTGATTCTTTACAAGAGGGGGGAAGGAGATAGCAAGGAACCAGCCAGGGATCATTACCTATACTCGATGCTCCACGATACCCCGAATAATTTCCAGACAGCTCTTGAATTCTTTGAAATGGCCGTGGGGCATATCTGCCTACGCGGGAATGCTTATTCGTTCCTGGAGAGGGATGGTCGTAATCAGATCCTGCGCATCGTTCCATTTCACCCAGACCGCATCACTCCCAAAATGATGGATGCCTCAAAGCAGATTCTTGCCTATGAATATACAGACGATATTGGTAAGCGGACACTATACGACGCAGAGGATATCTGGCATCTAAAGGGTTTATCCTCAGACGGGTTTGTAGGTATTTCTCCTGTTGAGATGGCACGTAGAGCGATTTACCTGGCTTCCGTAGCCGAGGACCATGGGGCTACCTACTTTGCAAACGGAGCTAGAGCGTCAGGTATCGCTAAACTGCCCGGTATTCTGAAGGCAGATGCGAAACTCCGATTGCAGGAAAGCCTTCAGAAGGCGATGTCCGGGGATAATAAGTTCAAGGTTGTGGTCTTCGAGCAGGGTCTAGACTGGACGCAGTTATCCCTGACAAACGAGGATAGCCAGTACCTAGAGACTAGGGCATTCCAGGTTGAGGAAATTGCAAGGATCTTCCGGGTGCCGGCCATTCTTATCGGACACCCGGATAAATCCAGCACCTATGCCAGCGCAGAGCAGTTCATGATGTCCTTCGTTGTTCATACCTTGCGCCCGTGGCTGGTTCGGATTGAGCAGAGCATCAATAAATTCCTTCTTACAGACCAAGAACGCAAATCGTATTTTGCAAGGTTTAAGCTGGATGCACTTCTTAGAGGTGATATCGTTTCCAGGTACGCGGCCTATGCAGTTGCGCGGCAGAATAAATGGATGAGCGCAAATGAGATTCGGGCATTAGAGGAAATGAACCCGATTCCGGGAGGTGACGTTTATGAAAATCCGGCTATAGATATGACCGGTAAAGGAGGGAGCCCCGATGCCGAACCCAAACCAGAGTCAGAGCCCGAATCAGATGAAGAATGAACGATCTGACAAACAGATCATCCACCTGGACAGGAGGACGTATAACGTCTTCGACTTCGAGGTCCAGACTAGGGATGACGGAAAACCGAGGAGGATCATAGGTCATGCTGCGGTGTTTAACGTCGTGGATGGTCCCTCCTGGTTCCGGGAACGGATCGAACCGGGTGCGTTTATGGATTCTATCAAGGTAGACGACATCCGGGCTCTCTTCAATCATAACCCGGACTATATCCTTGGACGTACCTCATCGGGGACTCTTCGTCTGAATGAAGATGACAAGGGGTTGTGGATGGAGATTGACCCTCCCGATACGAGTGTGGGCCGGGATCTCATGGTGAGTATTCAGAGGGGGGATATTACGCAGGCTTCATTTGCGTTCCAGACGGTTGACGCAGGATGGGAAACAGAGGGTGAGGACGATATCAGAGTGCTCAAGAAGGTGCGGCTATTCGATGTGTCTCCGGTGACATATCCATTTTACGAGGCAACGGACGTTTTTTTACGGTCACGCATTGGTAGGGATGAAATTCAGAGGGCAATGAAACAACGCAGGATGAGATTAGCTCTTCTGCGGAAAACGTAACAAGGAGGAAGAACAATGACTCTTCAGGAAAGACTGTCCAATCTTATCAAAGAGAGAAGTGACGCGACGGATAAGATGAAGGTGATGCTGGATGCAGCTGACACGGAAAAGAGGGATCTTACCGCGGATGAGGAAAAACAGTATACAGAACTCGACAAGGCGGTTGACGGTTCCAAGAAGGAGGAGGAAAGAACCAGGAAGTTGATTCAGGACAATATCGTCCTTGATGCTCCGAAGGCTACAATCAGGACTTCGATCAGGGCAGAAGCTCCCAAGGAATTTCAAAGTCTTGGGGAGTTCGTGTATTCGGTCCGGTTCAACGAAAACGATTCCAGACTGAATTATGTAGAGGTAAATGCAGAGAAACGTGAGCAGTCCATGGGTGTCGGTGTAGAGGGTGGGTTTGCGGTTCCTAACCAGTTCCTGCCTACACTGAGAATGGTTGATGCTCAGGCTGAGATCTTCCGGCCCAGGTGTACGGTGATTCCGGCAGGAACTCCTCCCGATGCTTCGGTAACAATGCCTTGTTTGGATCAGGGTCCGGCGAGAAACATCTATGGTGGCATGGTGGTTCAGTGGATCGCAGAAGGAGCTACGAAGCCGGAGACGGACCTGCGCCTGCGCGAGGTATGCCTTACTCCTCACGAGGTTGCAGCGCATACGATCCTATCCGATAAGTTGATCAGGAACTGGACCTCTGCCGACGCTCTTATAACGCAGATGCTTCGTCTGGCGATGAGGGGCGCAGAGGACACGGCTTTCTATAGCGGGTCAGGCATTGGGCAGCCACAGGGAGTTATTAACTCTCCGGCAAGGATTGATGTATTTCGCGCGGGCGCGGGCGCAGTCGTGATTGCAGACATCAACAACATGTACTCACGCATTAAATTTGGCGGGAACTTCGCATGGATTGCGAGTCAGACTATTCTCCCGCAGCTGATCGGGATGGTAGATGCCGGAAACCATTTGATCTGGTTGCCTGTCCTTACGGGTATTGCAGGATCGCCTCCGGGTACACTTTACGGAATTCCTCTGTATTTCGCGGAGAGGTCCGTAGCGCTTGGGACTAGAGGTGACCTCATCCTGGTAGACCTTAGCTACTATCTCATCAAGGACGGGTCCGGCCCATTTGTGGCTGCGAGTCCTCATGTCTACTTCACGACCAATAAGACGGTCATCAAGATCTTCTGGAACGTGGACGGGCAGAGCTGGCTGAACGCTCCTCTGGGCCTGGAAGGGTCCGTAGCTAACACCGTGAGCCCATTCGTTGTGCTTAACTAATAATTTGATAAAGGAGGAATAGGAAATGATTAACAACGGGAAACTAAGCGAAACCTTGAAAATTGATTTCGAAACCATGGTGGCAAGTACAACTGGAGGTACGACTTCTGCTCCATATGATATGAGTGGATTTGATAGGGCGTTCATTGGTGTGAGTATCGGTCTCAGACCTGCCTCTATTGCCACTCTATCAACCGTATGGGTAGATCTCATGGAAACCTCTGCTGTAACTGCGGCAATGACTTCCGCGTGCGGAGCTAAGACCGGAATCGTGATCGGGTCTTTGGGGAATACGGCAATTGCGGCTAACATCGGTTGCAAGACCGTCTTCTTGAAAATGGGTACTGGAACAACTACTGGAGAGACATTCCATGTCGGGCTTGGGACGGACATTGTAACTTTCACATTCTCAAGTCTGGCGACCATGATCGCAGTTGGTGCCACAAACACCAATATCAAAGCAACGGCTGCATATTTCGGATCTGGTAGCGCGATCGATTCAAGTGCCAATACCGGAGAGACACTGTGCCTTGACAATATCAGAGCGATTCTTGAGTCAACACAGGTCTGTATCGGTGGTCCGAATATGTTCAAATTCTCTACCCCAAGCACAAACTCCATGTCGATCCAGATCGCGAATGCAAACAAGGGATGCTGGTTCTTCAGCAATACGGCATCCACGGAGACAATTCTTGCCATGCCTGGGGAGATTGCCTGTGGATTTGACATTCGATCCGATCAGCTTACGAGTACTCTCAACAAGAGGTTCATCGGTGTCAAGATGTCCTCTTGCGCTCAGGCTGGTGGAGTTAATATCACTGTTATTCGTTCACAAGGTAGGTATATGCCTAGCGGATTTGTCGGCAAACTGAGTTCCTAATGGGCTAGAGGGGGAGTGTCCATAGTGGGCCTCCCCCATATCCACTTTCTATGACGAGGAGATATCAGATGGAATTTGTAAATGCGGTTTCTCAGATCACGCAGGTTCCAAAGAAAGAGAAGGTTGCTATCATCGGTTGTGCGGATTCAAAGAGCGAGGCTCCTTGGCATCTGACGGAAGAATTCGAGTTCTGGGGAGTTAACAATCTGTTCCTGACGTTCCAGAAACCGTTCACGAGGTGGTTCGATATTCACCAGTTCAGTCAGGAAGGCGGCAAATGGTTCAGGCGAGGGAAGCAGGATTTCAGAGGAATGCCGGTTGACAAATATCTTGAAGCTCTTGGGAAACTTCCGTTCCCGATATATATGCAACAGGCTATTCCTCTTGTCCCTAATGCAATCATGTTCCCGTTCGCAGCACTGGCGCAGGCATTCGGAAATTATTACACCAATACGATTTCTTGGGAAATATCATTGGCTATGGCTGAAGGATTCAAGGAGATTCATATTTACGGAGTAGATATGGCGGTTGACTGCCTTGGAGCAGATTCACGAGTTCTAACATCGGATCTCAGGTGGGTTCCATGCGGTGATCTGAATATCGGGGACGAATTGCTAGGATTTGATGAATACCCATTTGATGGAAGATCCAGGAAATGGAGAAAAACGATTGTTACGAAGATCTCTCCTGTATTGAAACCATGTTCAGTTGTTCAGCTTGAGGATGGAACATCATTCCTTGCGTCCGATAAACATGGGTGGCTTACCCACGGAGAAAACGTCAATAGATGGAAAACGACAGACGAACTCATTACTAGGTGGCACAGAAAAGACAGACCTACAAGAATTGTAAAAGCAGTTGATCCATGGGAATCAAAGAATACATGGGGGTCTGGATATTTAAGTGCTGCTTTTGACGGAGAGGGTTGTATTGCTCAAAGTGCTAGGCATGGAACATCTTTTGAGGGAAGTTATGTATTTACTTGTTCGTTCTCACAAAAAGACAATGCTATGCTTGAAACTGTGACAAACCAACTTGCTGAGCAGGGATTCGGATTTAGTGTAAAGGATGGTGACTGTGTAAAAACCGTCAGTATTCTTGGTGGTAGATCTGGGATTATGCGTTTTCTAGGGCAGATCAGACCACAACGTCTATTAAACAATTTCGCAGTTGAGCGTCTTGGAGTTTGCCAATCCAAGGAAGATGTGGCCGTTGTATCTGTAGAATCAGCCGGGGAACGTGAAGTTATTGGAATAGAAACCGACAGCAATACTTTTGTTGCCGAGGGTTTCTTATCGCACAACTCGGAGTATTTCCACCAGCGCCCCTCGTGCGAGTACTTCCTCGGGATGGCTGTGGGCAAGGGCATCAAGGTGTTCATCCCTGATACCTGCGACTTGCTGAAGACACGGTTCCTGTATGGTGCTCAAGAACCTATCGAACTACCGTTCAGGAATAAGATTTCAGCTATGCAGAAATCCATGCACGAGCGCAGGGCGAAGAGTGAGCAGGAGATGCAGTTGGCTCAGAGGAAGATGTTCGAGTACAACGGAGCCCTGGCTGCGACTGCCGAGATCGACAAGATTTACAAGAACGTGACTGGCGGGTGACATGAGGCGCGTGCGCGTACATAGGGGATGGGGCGATCTGCTAGAGACGGAGGCCCTAGAACCATACGAGAGGAGGGGTAGACGGTCGATAGGCTCATGTCCGTTCCGTAGAAACGAAGACCTCTGCCCCTGCGAATGGGAGACGAAACAATGTATACTTTCAGGATATCCTCGATCTCGACGAGAGAGCCAGTCACAGTTGAGGAGATAAAAACATTTCTTAGAATTTCTCACACCAATGAAGATCCCCTTCTATTAGGTTATATTACCGCAGCAAGACAGGTTGCCGAGCAAATCACAAAACGATCCCTAATTAATACAGAATGGGAACTCACTCTCGACGGGTTCGAATCGAAAATCATTGAATTGCCGATGGGGGCGCCGCTTACCACATCGATTGCAGATGTAGTTATCACCTATAGAAAATCTACCGGGGATTCCACAACTCTTCCGAGTACCTGCTATGTAGTCGATTATAGATCTGAACCAGCGATCATCCGTCTCCCATATAATGGGGAATGGCCAGACGATGTAGAGGACGCTCCTGGGTCCGTTCATATTATATATCGATCTGGATATAGCAGTCTCACTACTCCTACAACGATTGTTCCGGCAGCAATCAGGCAGTGGATACAGATGCGTGTTGGGCAAATGTACGAGTACCGGGAACCAATGATTACTGATACGATCATGAGTGAACTAAAACGAGACTTCGTTGACGGACTACTAGATCCTTATAGGTTGCCAACCGCATGAGAGCAGGAAAACTAAACAGAATCATAAGCATAAGAAGTCCATCGGTCACCAGTAGGAGTACGGACGGAGAACCGATATTTACATGGACTACGATATTAGATTCCGTATGGGCTGACGTACAACCTGTTAGTGGACGTGAACTTTTCTCGATGAATGAAAGGTGGGGAGACATTACAACAAAATTTATTCTCAGGTATTCTTCGCTAGTAACTATCCAATGCAGAGTATTTGATCATACGGATAGCAAAGAGTATGACATTAAATCTGTAATAGATACAGATGATGAACGGAGAGGGTTAGAGATATTAGGACAGAGGACAGTTTAATGGCAGAGACAGTTCAGATCATGGGTCTAACAAAATTAAGAGATAATCTGAAGAAGATTGGAAAGATAGCAGAGCACGAAGCAGCTATCGCAAT